TCAACCCCACAACTCAAAAGGTAATGTTTACAGCTGTTAATGTGCGTGTTTAACTCATCATCAGCATAAGTCTCTACTTGGGGGATGAGTAAAGCCTTTTTTACAATATCTAAAATCATAATGAGATCAATCCTTTCTTAACTGAAATTAACCTGCTGGTGCAGCTTTCTTCTTAATGCGTAAGAAGCCGTTATAACCGACAACGTTACCACCAGTAAAGACTGAAGCTTTATAACTGATAATACCGTCTTTAAATTTATAATCTGTTGATTTACCAATTTCTACAGGTGAGAACACTGGCACTTCATAGTTTTTAAGGGCACCATAAGCGATACCATATTCACCAGCTACAGTATTGCTATCTGAAATTGCTTTACAGTATGAGTTAATGATATAAGGAATACCATCAATTGTTTTATTGACATAATCGATTGAGTGAACCTTGCGACCTTCTTGAGTTTTAAGTCCTGCAAATGCACGTAAGTCATTCTTATTTAAAATAAGAACTGCACCACCTTCGACTTCTTCATCACCACCATATGCAAAGACAATGTCATCAAGTGTTGAATCGGTGATTGCTTCAACTTCAAGCGCTGGTTTATCTGCAAGTGCAACTGCAGCTTCACTAAAGATACCAGTGAATGTATTGGTGGTTCCTGCACCACGTAAGATTTGTTCACTGATTTTCTTTTTAAGTGAAATATTGATATTTCTTAAAACTTCTGCTTGATATGGAATCGAAGGTAGTTTTTCTAACTCTTCTGTAATTTCTGTATAAGCAGTGATCTTAACTTTTGAAATCGTTAAGTACCCAAATGCTGGTTCAGTTTCTGAGTATGCTTGACCTTCTGCAGTCGTTCCTGCGATACCATTAGATTTAACAAATGATTTCTTGTAAGTCTCACCGCCGTTTAAGTTAATCACATTCACACGGTCAACTAAGCTTGACACTTGAGCAAATGGAACTGGTGCAAGATTAGTTGATGTGTGATCAGGGAGTAAGATTTCAGTACTAGATACTTGAATGACTCTACTTTCTTTTAAGCTTTGTCCTCTTGTTTCTAGTTTTTCTTTATCGACCATTTGACGGTTATCGACTTGAATGGGTTTAAACTCTGTTTTAGAAGCAATCGCCATCTTCTTATCAATTGATGCTCTTTCTTCTTGAAGAGTCGTTGTTTCTGTATCAAGAGCTTCTAGTTTTTCTAGATCAGCTTCTGTATCTACTAGACTTCTAATTTCTTTTAATCTTGATTCAATTTCTTTTCTTCTTAATTCTAAATTCATGATTTTTTTCTCTCCTTAGATTTTTGATTTAATTTTGATGCGTTTTTTGATTAGATTCGACTTTTCTTTTTGCTCTTCTAACTCCATAGTCTTTAGTTCCAATTCCATGGACTCTAAAGAACGAGCGTATATTGAGGTTGCATCATATGCAGGTGTATCCACAACCGACACATCATACAATCTTTCTATCTTCGTAATGGTTCTTTTAGGTATATCACCTTCACGGTTCCATACTTGTTCATCAACCGTAAAAGCAAAACTCATTTTGTCTAAAAGTCCACTTCTAACCATTTTATAAATATCCTGGTTATGACTTGTATCTAGGAGCTCTGCTCTTACTTTTAAGCCAATATGATCAACAGTAAGTTCAAGTGATTTATTCTTAGTTCTAGCAATAATTAAAAAGGAGTCCATATGATTGTATTTCATAGGAACATCCTTCATTTTAGTTTCCCCTAAGGCACTAGGTGATATTTCTTCAATGAATCCGTATGTTTCGTCACCGATTAAGGTTTCTTGATTAAAGACTAGAGCATAACCTTCTAAAATCATCTTGCCTTCATCTTCATGAAGACTGACTTCTGCAAGTCTAGTTTCTTTTATCATTGGTTCTTACCTCTACTTTTTTGGTTTGTTTAGGTTTCACTTCTAGTTCATAGTCAAACTCAAGTTCAGAGTCTTTATATGAAAAAGTTTCTAGTTTTTCTTTCTTACAAAAATCAGTGATGGTTTTTGTTTTTTCCTTTTGAGTTTCTAAAATGCTTTTTAGAGCTTCATTTGATATTTTTCCATTAATCGTTACTTTCATGATCTTCTTCCTCTTTCTTTCCTACTTGATATAAGTTTGCTTTATCAGCATCCACAAAGTTTAATGATTGAAGGCGTTTGTGTCCACCTTCGATGGGTTCTAATCCGAGTAATGCTCTTGATTCGTTTAAAGACATAATCCCTAGGCTCATCAGCTTTTCAATCGCAGTGACTTTCGTATTCCATGAAGCATATTGTAGTCTTTCACTAAAGAACACAATCTCTTCACCGCGTTCTAATTGATTATTGGTTAGTAAGCCTATAGAAAAAGCCTCGCTAAGTTGAATAGCTAAAGGCTCAATGGTTGACTCGTAAAATGAGTTATATTCATCTTCTGTATACTTACTTGTAAAAATAGGAACTGATACGCCAAAATAATCGAGTATCTTTGACTGTAAGAATTCTAGCGTATCTTTATCGATTAGCTTTGGATCAACATCTAAAGGGATATATTCACTCTTTAAATCAATCGGAATGATAGAACTGCCTTTATTATTAACTGAATCAGAGAGTGCACTATCAAAGAGTTCTCTTTGTTTTTTCTTATCCGCTTCTGATAACATCCCGTTCATCTTCACAATCCCTTTTATCTGCATCGATGATTTTATAGCATTATCTATCCCTTGAAGTAAACTGTCATTGATTGAGATAGTTTTAAGAATCGCTTCATGATCACCACTTGATCCATTACCACCAAAGATATCATTTTGGCCATAATGTTTTCTTAAATGAATGATATTCTCATAAGGTAGTGTATAGGAGTCGCCATTTTCAAATAAGAATTTGATGTAATAATGATCACTCGGATCGATAACCATTTCAACCGTGATGGGTTTAAGCGGATAAAGACCTATAAGGTGACCTGTATATTTATCAAACCTAGGATAAATAAAGGCATTATCATTAAGCAGCAAGGTAGTAGTAACCTTATAAATAAAATCATAAGGCGTCATAATTTCATTGGGTTTATGCTTCAAAAGAAAAGACAGCTTTCCGCTTTTCTCGGATACTGTCTTATCGTTTTCTATTTTGATATATCTTGGCTTTAGTTTTGCACATTGACTGGCCACTCTATCAATACAAATCTTCACCACATCACTTTTTGAAATGTTTGTTCCAAAAGGAGTGTAGAATGAGTTAGTGTTGTTGATGATTTGTAAGGCATCAATTGAACCAGTTTTATTTTTTCGTTTGAATATTGGCATGAGTACCTCCTATGAGTTTAGTTCACCATATTTTCAAAATCTATCTTATATCTATTTAAAACAGCATAGGCAATAATTAAAGCGACTGTTCCATCAATTCTCTTATACTTTGAATTTAGCTTTGAAGGTTGAATGTTTCCATTCAAGTCGACTTTAGCTTGTGTATTAGATAAACACCATTTAAGGATTGGATTATTATCATAAACTAATAGATTGTTTTTAAGGTCTGCTTCCATCTGTTTCATTGGTTCTGATAATGAATAAATACCTTGTCTAACTTTTTCCATGTTAAACCCTAGGTCTTCCATCTCTTTAATCCAATATTGCGAATTCCATGGGTCATAACCAACCCAAAGAGGTCTTATACCATATGTTTGAATCATCTTCATAAACCACTTTGTCACAAGACTGAAATCATTTTGATTACCTTCAGTTAATGTGACAAAGCCTTTCTTTATCCAGATATCATAGGGTACATTATCTTCAGTTATTCTTTTATCTAAAACTTCACTAGGCATAAAGAAATGTGGAATCACAAACTTTTTGTTGCTATCTTTTCTTTGAACAATTAAGACTGCTGCTGTTAAATCTGTTGTCGATGATAAGTCTACTCCACCTATGGCATAACTATCCCTTAAATCATCTAGATTATATTTTTCTTCATTATTTAGATCATCATAAGATAACCATGATCCAGAATCTGCCTGTTTGATGTTAAAGTCCTTACAAAGCATGGTAACTCTTGTTGATAAATCATGTTTTGATTTATTCATAACATCTTCTAGGTATGATGATGTTTTTACTACACCCAAACTAGGATTAGACTTTTGCCACGTTCTAGGATCATCATAGATTTCTTTAGCTGAGTCTTGGGTATATAACCAAGGTAAAACTCTCTCATCATCAATTTCGCCTTTAATCATCTTTCGTGCATATTCTAGTTTACTATCTAAAAAACCACCAACGGTTGTCCCTTCGGTGGTTATGATAAATATAAGTGGCTCTTTCTTTGTTGATTGCGATTGCTTAATAGCATCATAGACTTTAGAATCAGTCATCTCATGAACTTCATCAATACAACCAACTTCAATATTATAACCATCTTTATTTCTTGATTGAGCAGACAACTTCTTTATCTTGTTCTTGGTTTTAGGTGAATAGATAAAGAAAATATTCTTCTTGCTTCTTGTGTCTTTTGATAAGGATGGTGATTGTTCCCTCATATTGTTTATCTCTTCAAAGAGGATATTAGCTTGTTCAGTAGTATTTGAAGCACATACAATATCAACACCACCTCTAGATAAAAAGAACTCAGCAAGATCTAAACCTGCAATAAATGTTGTTTTACCATTCTTTCGCGCAATCAACAATATGACTTCATTAAATCGTCTTAATCCTGTATCAGCGTTTTTAAAACCATATGCTGTTTGAATAATTGCTTTTTCCCATAACTCTAAGATAAATGGTTGTCCATTAAAAGGTGATTTAGTGTGCTTACAAAATGTCTGAATAAAATCTATTCTTAAGTTCCCAGGTTTCTCATCAAAGATGTATCTAGGATTATCTAGATCAGCAATTAGTTTATCTATTTGCTTTTTGAGTTCATCACCAACAAGAATATTACCGTTTTGTATTTCATTATAATATTCAGCTAGATAGTTCATTCACTGGCTCTCTTAAGAAATTCATCAAAGGCATCATCTCCATCATTTTCTTGCGTTCCTAAAATTGAGTTCAAAGTCTTAATAACTGTTCCATATGAATTAACAAGCTTAGTGTAATATTTAGCTGCTTCTGTTTGACGTTGCGCTCCTTTACTTGAAATTTGGATTGCACCATACTTAATCATTTGGTCTTGAAGTTTAGTTAGTTCTACTTTCATAAAAGCTGCTTGATATATTAAATTGTCTACAAGTTCCTTCTTGGTTTCATCAACCAAAGAAAAAAGCGACTTTAGTCGCTTGTATTCTATTTCAATCCCGCTTACCATATTAATCCAAAAGCAATAGCTACCAAGATTGATAAAATCGAAAGTCCTAATGAAATAAAAGCAATCTTTGTATTAAATCTATTAGTCTGTGATTCTAGAGCAACTTTGTATAAGTTATATTGCTCTTTATACTTTTGCAAAACAATTTCAATTTCTTTTCTTGAAAACTCATAGTTATAAGGTATTGAAATCTGCTCATCCCCCTCATAAGTTCCATAAACAATTTTCCAATTATCATTTAAATCTTTATTCAGTTCCTCAACATCTATGGAATCACCAGAATCTCTACTACTTTCCAACTCGGCTATTTTTCTATACATCCACATTAAATTCTTAAAGTTATATATTTTTTTAGCTTCTAAGTTGTAACCTGAGATTTTGTTGTTTAATACATTTAGTTCTTGAGAAAAATAGAGATTATAATAAAGGATGTTTCTGTAATTCGAGAAATAAGTCATAATAGATCTATGATCAAAATATTTTTCTGCAGTAATTAACTCTATGTCAAAAATCGGATGAAAAACTGAAGGTGTACTGTCAATATAAAAAATCGTTTTCTTACTCTTATGCTTTCCAAGCAAGCCCATATATGGAGGTTTTAGCTTATCTAATTCCAGGTCTTTCACAAAAAAAACATACATAGTCATTAAGTCATAATTTTTTTTGATTTTGTTGTAGAACACATCTTCTATGTATTTTTGAACAGCAAATTTGAAAAGTTCATTATGATGTTCTATATACTTAAATGGTCTATCAACATAAGTGGAATCCTTAAAATCAAAGTTTTTGAAATAATAAATAGTTCTTTTATTAACGTTTTCCAATACATCAACAATAAAATTATATTCACTTTCAAAATTTTTAAATACATCCTTAAAAACTATTTGAAATTCTATGATGGCTGTATAGTTGCTACGTTGGCACCATGACATATTTATTTCTTTAATATAATTATTATTAAGTACTTGTATATCAGCAAATATTCCGTGGCTTGAACTCATATTCTGAAATTTTAAGTACTGTCCTTTTCGAGAGTATTTATAATAGGTTTTATTGGAGTGAAATTTTTCTTTGTCTAATAGTGTGATGTTTTTTACAAGATTTCTTATTCCACTATTATCGAAAGAATCATATAAACAAATAAATTTTAAATCACCATCCAAATAGTTGCTATTCGAAAAAATTTCCTGCCCTTTTTCTGACTTAAAAAAAGACTTGTACTCATTCAAACTTGATAAGAATTCTTTATAAAATTTTCTTTGTCTCATCAAACCCCTCCAATTAACATTATATTACCATTACATTAAAATCAGAATTTCAAAAATTTTACCTCGCGTATTTTAAACGTCCCCCTACGCGGTACCCTCAAAAATAATAAATCGCTACTTGGCGGGGGGTTATTTAAGTTTATTAGCGTAATCATTTTTTTTCTTAATTATTCTAAAAATCGGTGAACTAATTGAACTAGCTATACTATTAACCATCTTTTCTGCTTTTTCAAAAAGAGGTCTATCTATATCATAACCATTTTCCTTCGAATATTTTTGATTGGATGTATAGAGAAAATTAGGATCTTCTAATAAGTCTTTCTCTATACATTCAGTTACTTCCTCAAAAACACCTTTTCTTCTTATTAGTTCATTTATCATCAAATCGCATTCCTCATTAATTATTTTATAGTAATTCTCATTTTTTGTATTCTCTTTCCGAAGAATTTCCTTTAGCGATTTTTCATTTTTCTCATCAAGAGAAAAATCTGCTACAAAAAAACTATTATATAGTTCCAAATTTTTTTTAAGAGAATTAATATACATGTCAAATTTAAAATAATATTCCTCATAGGGATTTGGATAATATCCGATTAACACATCTGGAGTATTATATGAAGGATCAAAATACACTATTGCATCACTAATATCATTCAATCTACTTAATGTATCATTAATAATTTCCACATTTGATTTTCTCTTAAATTCTATGTATAGTAAAAATACTCCTACTAAAAGACTTGCAGATAAATTTAGTAAAAGAGAAGAAAAAAATGTGTTTAAATCTATGGAAGCTGAACTAACAGTAAGATAGATAGAAGTACCCATTAAAATAATTATTAATACTATTGTGATTCTGATCCATAGTCTATATCTTTTCATAAGTAAAACCCCCATTTTTAATAATTATACCAAAGTTATAATACAAATACGAGGTTATCTTGGAATTAAGTTCCCATCACTATCAAATTCTTTTTCTTTTGTAAATCTTTTATGTTCCTTATTGTGACAGTCTTTACAAAGGAGTTCTAGATTTTCTTGGTTAATGCTAATCGTTGGGTCCTTTGCATTCTCAACTGTTAGTCTAATCTTATGATGAACTTCTTCACCAACCATGCCACATCTTTCACATTTACCATTTTGTTCTTGGTATTTAATTTGTCTAGCGACTTGCCATACAGTAGATTTATAAAAATTATGTAGTATCTTAGGCTTCTTCATATAGCTCTAGTAGTTCTTCAATTTTATGATCTACATTTTCCCAAGGAACATCTAAATCTTCTCTACCAAAATGACCATATGTTGCTACTTGTTTGAACTTAACATTATCTAGTTTAAGTTCTCTTTTCATTTGTCCTGGCCTAAAATCAAATACTTCATTGACTAGTTGTGAGATTTCTTGATCTGATGTTACTCCTGTATCAAAGGTATTAATTAGAATACTTGTTGGCTCTGCAATACCAATTGCATAACTCAAACAGACTTCGCAGTGTGTTGCCAAACCTGCCCCTACAACGGCTTTTGCTACGTATCTTGCATAATAAGCCGCAGAGCGATCAACTTTGCTTACGTCCTTTCCTGAGAAGGCACCTCCTCCGTGTCTAGAGTAACCACCATAGGTATCAACTATAATTTTTCTACCTGTTAATCCTGAATCTGCTTTGGGTCCACCAATGATAAACTCACCAGTTGGATTAATGAGGATCTGTGTACCATTTAATAAATCATGTCTTCCAACTGCTCTAAGAATTGCTTGTCTGATGATTTCTTCATAGACATCTCTATAAACACCAGGTTTCGTTTGAGCTGAGACAACAATGATTGGAATGTTTACTGGTTTTCCATCCTTGTAATCAACACTTACTTGGCATTTACCATCAGGACCAAAGATATGAGCATATTGCTCTTTTCTAAGGCTATCAATTTCTTTAGATATTCCATGAGCAAGCATAATTGGTAATGGCATAAACTCTTGTGTTTCATTGCAAGCATAACCAAACATAATCCCTTGATCTCCTGCACCTTGTTCTTTTGTTTCTGTTTTATTTACACCTAACGCTATGCCAGGCGATTGTTTACTAATTTGTTCTATAACAACAAAATCTTCTTCATAGCCAATATCTTTTAATACTGTTTTAGCGATGGCTTTATAGTTTAACGATGCAGTTGTTGTTACTTCACCGAAGATAAATACTAGATTATCTTTAATGGCTGTTTCAACTGCTACTCTTGATTCTTTATCTTGTTCTAGTAATGCATCTAGTATGGCATCACTGATTTGGTCACATACCTTATCAGGATGTCCTTGAAATACTGATTCACTTGTTACTCTTTGCATAATATAATCTCCTTTGTGTTTAAGTACAAAAAAAGGAGCTTTTTAGCTCCCAAGGTTTGTTTTTGGTAAATAGGCTGTATACCTCGCGTAATGATAACCTTCACTTTCTACGAGTATTCCAAAGTCATGTTCATTTGATGTCACATAAATACAGTGGAAAACTCCATCCGTGTCACAATACATTAAGTTAGTATTTTCATTTATGAAGTCATAATATCCAAGTGGATTATTAATGAACTCTTCAAAAGTTGATTCATCTAAAACTATTTCTTTTTCAATGACAAACTCATCTTGCGGAATAAGTTCTTCATGTTCTGCTTTTCGAATAAAGTTTACTTTCATTTCTTTATCTCCCATGCTGTATAAACTGAACGGTAGCTACAATTCCATGTGTCAAGAATCACTCCATCAACACACGCTGTGATGTGTCCAGCCATTTTAAGGATGTAAGTACCTTTTGGATGTAACTCTGTAAAATCACTACCTTTAATTCTTGGATAACCCTTGACTGGTTTAAAGATGAGTCTTGGATAACCTTTGAAATAGTCATATAAGAACTTTGTGTCTTTGTAGCTCGTATATCCAAGTTCTCTTTTTCTTCTGTTCAATTCTCGTCTTGTTTCTAAGTAGTCTGAGTCAGTCGCAGTTGCGACTGCCCTAACCACACAATCTGTAGTTTTTAACCCTCTTGGATGTGCGTTATATTCTTTAAACATTGTCACTCCACCCTTCATTGAACCAGTTAATTAGTTCTCTTGATTTATCTGTTTCAAAGAGAGGATCTAGAAAATCATTTTTTCTACCATAGACCGTATATCTTTTTTCTTCTCTAAAGCAATTTATCGTTATGGTAAATAGTGTGTCGCCCGTTTCAATATCTGCGAATCTGAAATCATCATATAAAGGGCCTGCAAGTGGACAGTTGTTTTTAAACCAAACATACATGGTTTCAAGATTAACTTTTTCACCGTCTTTGAGTTGTTTGACAATGTTGCCCATGCGTTTTGTTTTGTTGGCTAAGCTTTCGTCTTTACAAAACCAATCATACCATCCAGCTTCAATTTGAGTGTGAACATCTTTAGATTCAAAATCGCCTTGATTAAATCTTTCAATAAAGTCTTTAAGTTTCATTTCTTTTTGCATAATTTTTGTCTCCTTGGTTTTTTTGCTTACACTATATATCACTCTAAAGGGACTAAATAGCAAGTCATTTTTCTCACTATAGTGATTATATTTCAAATACATCAAAAGAGCTTAGTTTAGACCT